TGGTCCAGTCGGCCAAAATGCAGCAATTTCATCAATTTTTGTTTGGAGTGATCTATCACAAAACCATAATAGCATAACAACCTTCCAATATGTATATTTTGAAAATACACCGATTGGCCCGGCTGGCTCTGGTTGGACAACAATTACTGACCCAAGTTTTAGTTATCCAACTGCTTTTGTAGTTCCATCAACTGGGTTTTATTTATTAACCTATAAAATCGATGTACTTTCGGGTGGCAATCTAGTTCCTGGAAGCAATTCAGATTGTGCCACAGTATTAACGAAAAACGGAAACGAAATTAATGGCTCCGCTACTTTGGTCGAAGCACCGGAAACGAATCATATATATACAATATCAAATACTGTATTAGTAGACCTTTCTTTTAATGATCGTATTTCCTTGTTATTTTGGTCAGGAGATATTGGTTCTCATATAGGAGATCCCTCTTTTTTAACAGGTAAATTACCGAATGGAAATACACCAAAGGAATCTACTGCATCTATTGTTTTTACTAAAATTTCAAATTAAGCTATATAATCAATAGGTTCTGAATCCGTTTTTTCTTGTATACGTGGAATATAATTCATAGGAAATCCATAACTTGTTCCTTTTTTCTCCACCTTATGTTTTCCCCAAAAGGATTTCATAACAGGAGCTTCAATTTCGGGTTCTTCGTTATCCATATTTCCAAAAAGAACATCCTCATCCACACGTTCATCTTCATTTTCTATCTTCTTGTATTCAAAATGACGTATTAATGTTCTTACATAAACATCAAAGGCATCATTTACTTCAGTAGTAACTAGGTTATCTGGGTTATCTAAAAATTCTGTTGTTGTATTAAGTATCCAATTCCTATACTTTTTTATTTTTGATATATGATCTAGATATTCTTGATGTTTCTTTGGATCTGTCTGTGAAATATATCGATTATAATGATTCTTATTCATCAACATTTCTAATGTTATTTTATCTATAAATTCATTCGAAGGTGGTTTTGGTTCGTCTACGTTTTCTTCTTCCATAATATCCATAATCATGATATATTGTTTTTAATTAATTGAAAAACAATATATTTATTTCGTATTTTTCTTTGTCTTATTTTGTTTCTTCTTTTCTGCCTTTTCCCTTTCTTTCTCTAACTTTTTTGTTTGTTTTTCACGTTCTTTTTCTGCCTTTTTATCCGCCTTTTCTTTTTCTTTATTTGCCTTCTTTGTTTGTCTAAGTTTTTCCGCAGCATCTTTCTTTTCTACAGCAGCCTTCTGTTTTTCCATTTGTTTTTGTTGTTTTTTCTCTTCCTTTTCTACTTCTTTCTCATGCATTTCTTCATCATAGTTTACCAGATTATCCAAGGCCTTGTTTCTATATTTATCAACTAACACTTTCAATACATCGTGTTTTATTTCTTCCTCATATTCACCCTCTTTGCGTAATGTTTTACGTAACTTCTTCTCTTCTCTATCAATATTCTTTTGAGTCTTACGATCTTCCATGATTTTCTTTTTCATTACTTTTTGTATCTTCGCAACATACTTCTTTCTTGTTTGTTGAATACTCTTCATGTTTTTATTAATATCACGTTTAGATACTGTTAAGTTCTTACGTTTTAATTTCAATAAATTCTTATACTCTTTTTTATCATCAACCACCGTACTCTTAATCACACTTCTTTCCAATTCACTCAAGTCTTTTTTCAATATCTTCTTTAAATGATCCATACGTTTTTTATGGTTTGCGGCTAAATTCTTTACCTCATTTTCTAATTCAGATATTCTATCATTATAGGATTGTATTCTTTCATCAAAGTTTACAATCGCAGGATGTTGAACCACAACTTCTGCCAATTTACTAGTACGAGTAACTTTCTTTGCACATTTATTCTTCAATTGATAAATAAGAGATTCCTTATATTTTTCATAATCATCGGCATATTTTTCTACGTTCTCTTTTACACCAGTTAATGCTTCTCTTTTTGTGGAATTACGTTCTTTTACTAATTCACGCACTTCTTTAATTTTATCACGAATTTTCTTTACTTCTTCTTTTGCTTCCAATATTAATGCACGTATATTTTGTTTTACAATTTTACTACATGCTTTTTCTTCTTTTCCATCTAAATCACCGCATATTTCATCCTTCAAAAAATTAAAACGGTTCGCATCTAGATCCCCAAGTTCACCTTTGAGCTCTTTTTGCTGTTCAATAATTTGATTTTTTAATTCAGGTATATCCGATTCCATCAAATCTTTCACTACCTTTTTATCAAACTGTTCTACTTTTGCAACATCCGAAACAATAGGCACTTCAATGTGTTGAACAATAGGTTGTGAAAATTGGCGAGCATCTTTTTCACGATTTAAATAACTTACATAGCCTGCAATATCATCCAAATATTCTGATCTTCCTTTCTCTGTGAATTCACCATCCTCATTTAAATATTTTTTAGCAAAGGAATCAAAATCCGCAGGTAATTGTTCATCCGGACCTTTACATAAATTAATCAATTTTATTAGCTCCATAGGATCATTTGTAATAGGTGTAGCTGTCATCAACATCAATTTTACGGAATGAAATCCCGAATATTGATAAGAATACATTAATGCTTGATGAAGAGCATTCATATCTGGTTTCTCTATACTCGATAAATCTCCGCCACCATATAATTTATGAGCCTCATCAATAATCAATAATGTTTTACGTAATGGGTCTTCTTTTCCATTTATCTTTACTAAGGAATCATAAAGAGAATTCTGTTTGGATACTAAATTACTAAATTGCTTATACGACATAGGACGAATCTTCCACGCTTTAGATAGTAATTTCATTCGTTTATCTTGTGCGTCTGGAATTTCTAATCCAGAATTTGTTATTTGATGACGAATACTTTCATTACATACTTGGTCAAACATATTCTTCCATATATCACTCTTTAAGGTTGTACGTGTTACCCAAAGAATTGTATATCCTTGTTTCTCGAAATTTGTTGTCGCCGCTGCAATTGCACTGCAAGTTTTTCCAGTTCCTACTGAATGGTGTAAAAGCATTCCCTTTACAGGATTCATGGGTGTAAAATAATGGCGAACAAAATCTTGAGTAGGAGTAAAGTTAATAATTTGACCAGAACCACCACCTTGTTTATCCGCACACAAATTCTCCATTTTCACAGCATCCCAAGTAAATTCACTAAAACGGTCTTTAATATACTTGCGCATATCCTCATACCCTAATCTCTTTTCTTCGGGTACAACTATGGGTTCTCCTTCACGAATAACTAATTTTTTAGCACCCCCATCATAAACTGCCTCTTTTGAACCTGGCAAATGTTCATCAATTTCATCATGTTTATCTAATGATACAAATGGAATAGAAAAGCTATGAATATTTTTATTCAAATCGTAATCAACGGAACCAACAATAGTTGTTTTCTCTAAATCGCTGGCAAATTTTAATAGACGAATATCTAAATTCATGGCTTTTAAGTAAAGTTCTATCGCTGTTTTAGATCCCATAAAACTGTTTTTAAGTTTATCAGGAATTTCTAAGTCATAAACAAATACATGGAGAGGCCAACCTTGTTGAGGATGGAATTCTAAACCCCTTTGCCCACATGTTCTAGTTCCACGACCAATGACTTGTTTTTGATCCGCCATTACAGTGGAAGGTTCAAAAATATGGACGTATTTAATATCAAATAAATCAATACCCTCTTTAAAACCACTATCCATAACAATGATTCTAGCTAGTTCACCATGAACATTGTCTGGGCGTGAATTAAAATTCTTTAATATCTCTTTTTTTAATGGAACATTTATGGGTTGATCATAAACAGAAACAGAAGATAATAAATAAAAATTATCACCTTTTGACTTTTCGAGTACAGAATTGGATAAGAGCTCTATTTTATCGTATTTTTTTGTCTTTTTTGGATCTTTACCACCTTTATTTAAATTGCGCAATGAAACTAAATCTAATGGTATTTCTTCTTCATCCTCATCCTCTTCTTCATCTTCCTCACTAGATTTCTTAGCTACAGATTTAATTTTTGCGGTATATCCCAATTTCATTCCTTTTGCGAGTAATGCAGAAGCTATTAATTTTGCTCCATAAGAAGAAGATTTTAAATCAGAAAAAATAAAGTGTTTAAATAATTTACCATGCATTTTCATATCATTTTTATCGAGTTCATCTATCTTTTTTAATAATTTATCTAATTTTGGTGATTTTTCTGGAATATCCTTTAGTAATGTTTCCGGTTCAAAGTCGAATTCATCGAAACGATATATTTTGGAGCGTTTGCTCCAGTTTGATTTTTGACGAACACACAACGGATCATATGAAATAACAGTTTGCTTTTCAATTACCTTTTCTAAATTCTTTAATCCCTTTACAAATTCTTGATCTGTATCTAAATCCATGTTAATTAATTTATATAGTATTGTGATAAAAAATATATTGATATGATATAATTGATATGTCTAATTCTTTCGGAACTCCTATAGGCGGAGGATATACTCCCAAATTCAATACAAGCAATGTTTTAGGTGGACCTTTCAATGGTTATTCACCACAACAATCCAATACTAATTATAAAGACAGTGAGATTGTTATGACTAGACGCGTTCTTGTGAAGTCTTGGAACGGAAAAGGCGCATTAGGCTTAGACAATGAACGTAAACGTGTTGTTACGCCATTTCGTGCTATCAATAATTTAGGTGATTTCTTAGGTCGTCAACATTATGTATGTGGAGGATCAAATCAAATTAATAGAACATTCCCTGGAAGACAAGGACGTTTTGGAAGTATTATTTCACAATGTGATAATACAGGTGTTCCTGCTAACTCAGGAAATAATCGTTATGTTCCTGATTCATCTGATTATATTAAATTTAAGAAACAACGTGCTATGAACCAAAACTTTAATGATTTAGGATTTGGTGGAGATGTTCATAATGCTTCCTTTGTTGCTAGAATGGCTGTTCACCGTGGAATTAGAGCGATCTAAAGGAAACGTACAGTTTACATCCCTTGTCCTTTTAAACCTTCCCCTAATCTATATGACATCTTCACTCTTTTTTTGTTAGCATATTATATATTTTATATAATATGAGTAATCCTGTTTTTATTCAACAAATTATTAATAATAACAAATTATCCTTTCCAAAAGCCATGCCTCTTAAGGATAGTACTTCAGATGGAACCAGCGATTTTGAAATTGGTCGTAAAATATATTCCAAAACTTATAATCCACCTTTAACTGACTATAACGCAGTAAATCTATTAAAGAGTCATTATTTTGGTTCTAGCGGAACTTCTCGAATTCGCCCTACAGTTTTTGATGGAACACATACTCCTGTTCAAAAGAAATGGATGGGATCTTCGAATCGTGATGCATCTCAAATTATTGCCAATCGTAGAACTACAACTGTAGGCAAAGGGTCTTTAAATTTACTAGATACAAATGCTCCTCCTAATTTAGTGGGCAGTAGTATATATTCCTTTTTTCTTGATAATACAAATAATTTTTATTCATCTGATGGTATAACTTGGAACCCAGTAGAATTGAACTTATTCCCTATTGATACAATTTGGACTGGATCCTATTATATTGCGACAGGTGGAAATAATGATGGTCAATCTACTATTGCTACATCTACAGATGGTATAAATTGGACATTAAATACAGGATCTCAAGGGTTTTTTGACTATACTATTACCGCTACTACAAATGATAATATTATTATTGCTATGGGACCAGATACTGAATCCGAAAAGGCTAATTTCGCATATTCAATGATTCGTTCTATAGATTATGGCAATACATGGTCAGCTATTGAAAATAGCGATAATGTATTTAGAAACCAAACAAGTTTTCTAGGTACAAAAGTAAAAGGAGGTTTAAAATGGAATGGGCATATATGGGTAGGCGTGGGGTCTGGTGGTTATGAAGGGGGTTCTCCTTATAATTCAATAGCTTATTCAAATCGTGCAGATGGTTCTGTTTGGCAAGGAGCTATTTCTACTGTTTCTGATTCTAGAGATACTGCAATATCTATTTTTCAAGTAGGAACTGCCCTTGCTAATAATGGTAATTTTTGGGTTGCTACGGGATTTACAAAAAGTAGCAATATGAATAGTCCATTCGAGAACTCTAATTTAATCGCATGGTCTGAAGATGGTGTTTCATGGACACCTGCTACTGTTTATTATGACGGAACTCTTACAACTGATGGTTTGCCATTTATTTGCACAGATGTAGCTTTTAATGGAAGTATGTGGGTGGCAACAGCAACATTTCTTGGTGACGGACCTATTGTATCTTTTATATTTACATCTACAGATGGAAAAACCTGGAATTTTACAGTGCTATCTTATCAACAACAATTGTTTCTTTTAAGTGTGATATGGAATGGTTTGACATGGATTGTAAATGGATTTCGGGATAATGGAAATTCTCAACCAGATGGAATATCGTTTTATTCCAAAGATGGTGTAAATTGGAATACAAATAATAATGAATCACATATCCCATTTTTAAAAATAGCATGGAATGGAATAACAAATACTAATAATTCAACAAATACACCATTATCATTTACAAACGGTAATGATACTAATTTATTAAACAGAACTCTACGTCGCGTTCGTGGTGGAGGTGCTGTAGCTCCACCTAAAAAAGCATCTAGTCCTAGCCATACCTATGTTCCTAGTCCAGGAACACATCCTTATTTACAGCCAGGATATACAGGAAAAAACAAAGGTAACTTTCCAGGGCTTCGATTCAATAAACCAATGTAAAAAAAATAAGAAAAAATAAAACTACACGCCACGAAAATAAAAAACTGAATATAAAAGTACATAAATATATTTTCTATTAAATATATATTTATGGAGTTCGAGGAACCATCCAAAACCGTATACACTATTTATAGCAAAAGTGGATGCACTTATTGCACCAAAGTAAAGAAGCTGTTACAAGAGAAAAACCTGGCTTTTGATTTAATAGATTGTGATGAGTATTTAATAGAAGATAAAGAAGGGTTCCTGAAGTTCATCGAAGAAAAAGCCGGACAAGAATATAGAACATTTCCGATGGTATTTCGTCCAGGATATTTTATAGGTGGATTCAACGAAACTAAGCAATTGATTGAGTTGGAAGAAGCTTTCAATTTTTAGACATAAAAAATTGACATAAAAAGCATCATTTTTTTATGTCAAAACCAAGAAACATGACATCAAATTCTAGAATTTGCTCCACATTTGATAATTTGTACGATAGGATAAGAGGTGATAGGGAGGATTTCCCAGATGAAGACATTTTTCGAAATAAGGTGACAGATTTACGTGAAATTGGCCTGATTGAAACAGGGGTTATGGATGATTTTGTTGTATATTCTGCTCGTCATGGTCTGAGGTGGTCTGAATTTGTCAACATTGATGACCCTATTAAGAAGTCTATTCTATTGCTTCTCGTAGAAAATCCCACCACATTCTTTGTTCTACAAAACACACAAAGAGGTAAAATGAGAATTGCATCTCTTGAGATTAAACAGTGGGGTCAGGACACATCTATTAAGCCAGTTGCGTTTATAGTTGTCGACAATGATCAAACGCTGGCAGATCAGTCTTGCGATGGCATAGTAAAAACATTTGGTACTCAAGATTTTAATTTATTCCTTCTTTCAAGTTCCAGCAAAGTAACGCCTGAGTTTATTAAAACATATATTGACGCTTACTCTCACGATGATACTGGGGAATATTCCATGCCAGTTATTGTTCTTCTAGCGAATCCCAAACAACACGAAAAAATGTTGAAGTTGCTGGCTCATATTAATAATAAGGTTGTTAATTACAACTCAAAACTTAGGTATGGTGTCATATTCGATGAAGCAGATAAAACATACAAGTCCTTGAGAAACAAGAACGTCGTAATTGGTGGTGTTTCTACTTCATGTGTTACATACTTTGTCGAAAACACACGTTCTCTGCATCGTCTTGGCTTTGTTACTGCTACGGATGGTGATCTATTGGATGAAGAGTATCCTGAATGTGCTAATGCGTTTTTATATCCGGTTGAAATCGACCCCGAAGATGAAATCCATTATAGAGCATTACATCATCCAGAATCAATAACCAATATGACACCTTTTAAATCTAGACATACTAATAACTCCTATGCTAAAGAGGTTATTGAATCAAATATGGAACATTTCATGACACCTATTACTCTTCCATCTGGCGAAATCTATTATAGAAAGTGTATTATAAATTCAAATGCAAAAACCGATGAAATGAAGCAATTTGCCAAATGGGCAAATACAAATGGTATGAACGCACTTGTCTTCAATGGTTATGGAGGCGCTAGCGTGAAAATATTTAAAGATGGTTCTCTTATTGGCAATCCAAAAACAAAGGGAAAAAAATTCAATGAAACATTGTTTTATCTTTATAAAAAATATAACTTGAATGATAAACCACTTCTTATTATTGGAAGGCGTAAGGTAGATAGAGGGTTGGGATTTCATTATTGCCCTAGAACAAATGACGAGATTCGCATTGATGGTGATCTAGGACCTCTTATTACGAAAGATAGAGAAGGTCTTGTTTGGACGGATATGATTCTTGGGAAAATAGAGGATAAGAATTCCGCTGTTCAAAAGGCTGGGCGACTCGCTGGTATTATTGGTAATTCACCTCAGTATCCTGGATCCACATATTACTGGACAGATACTCAAACAGAAGATCTTATTCGTCGTCATAACACAGTTGTTGACAAGGCGAATGACACTCTTGGATGTTCTATTTTACAAGCAATGAAACATGCAGAGGATTTGGTTCCAGTCAGAAAGATTAATCACAATACTAATATTAATTCGTTCCTTGTTTATGACGACGAGGATACGGTTAAGGACGTTTGTAAATATCTGGATTATTACTATAGAACAACTAAACCTACTGAAGAGGGCCCCAATGCTGGATTTATTGAAACGTCATTGAATAGCAAGAAGGATAAGGCATCACTAATCGATGCTATTAAGAAAGTCCACAGTGCTTATGGTGGTAGTAATAAAAAGGCTGATGCCGAAGCCAAAACGGCTTATCGTACTTACTACCCTTGTTACAAAGACATTAATGATTCTACTTCTCTACATTTTGTTGTAATTATAAGACCAGATACGGATTCTGCAAAACTGCAATATGTAAGAAACACGTGGCCCTCGATTGCTGTTCCACAAGAGGGTGATTATTAGATAGATTATTAGATAAATAAAAACAATATAAAAATATTTTTTTAATATTGTTTACAGAGATGTCTTCATCTAGAGTCGCTATTGGAATTGATTTGGGTACAACCTATTCTTGTGTTGGTGTATGGCAAAATGATCATGTTGAAATTATCGCAAATGACCAAGGTAATCGTACTATGCCTTCCTATGTTTCGTTTACGAATGACGAGCGTTTAATCGGTGAGGCTGCTAAGTCACTCGCTGCAAATAATGCTAAAAATACTGTATTTGACGCAAAGCGTCTTATTGGTAATAACTTTAACGATGAAAAGGTGCAATCAGATATGAAGCATTTTTCTTATAACGTAATTAATAAAGAAAACAAGCCATTTATTGAGGTTGAATTTAAGGGTGAAACCAAGGTATTTGCGCCAGAAGAGATTAGTTCCATGGTTCTTAGTAAGATGAAGGAAATCGCAGAGGCATTTATTGGTTCTCCTGTGACAGACGCAGTTATTACTGTTCCTGCCTATTTTAATGATTCTCAGCGTCAAGCTACTAAGGATGCTGGCACAATTGCTGGATTGAATGTTATCCGTATTATTAATGAGCCCACGGCAGCCGCTATTGCATATGGCCTCGATAAGAAGACCCAAGGTGAGAAGAACGTATTGATCTTTGATTGCGGTGGTGGCACGTTTGATGTGTCAATTCTTACTATTGACGATTCAATTTTTGAAGTTAAGGCTACTGCAGGTGATACTCACCTTGGTGGAGAGGATTTTGATACTGCTATGGTCGAGCATTTTATGCAAGAGTTCAAGCGTAAAAATAAGCATGATATTTCGGATAGTGCTCGTGCTATGCGTCGGCTTCGTACTGCATGTGAGAGTGCAAAGCGTACTCTTTCTTCTTCTACTGTAGCAAATATTGAAATCGACAGTTTGTATGAGGGTATTGATTTTAATGGCAGTATTACACGTGCCAAGTTTGAGAATCTTTGTGACGATCTCTTCAGAAAGACAATGGCTCCTGTAGAGCAAGTTCTTCGTGATTCGAAATTGTCAAAGGCCCAAATCCATGAGGTAGTTTTGGTGGGTGGCAGTACTCGTATTCCTAAGATCCAACAACTTCTTTCTGAGTTTTTCAATGGAAAGGAGCTATGTAAATCAATTAATCCAGACGAGTGTGTTGCTTATGGTGCTGCCGTTCAGGCTGCGATTTTGACTGGCTCTCGCGACTCTAAGATTTCTGATTTGTTGTTGTTAGATGTATGCCCTCTCAGTTTGGGTCTTGAAACTGCAGGTGGTGTAATGACAAAGATTATTAATCGCAATACAACTATTCCTGCTAAGAAGACACAAACCTTCTCTACCTATGTTGACAATCAACCTGGTGTCCTGATCCAAGTGTTCGAGGGTGAACGTGCCATGACTAAGGATAATACTCTTCTTGGTAAGTTCCAACTCGATGGAATTCCTCCTATGCCTCGTGGAATGCCACAGATTGAGGTTGCGTTTGATGTAGACGCTAACGGTATTTTGAATGTATCTGCTGCTGAGAAGTCTACTGGAAAGTCGAACAAGATTACAATTACGAATGATAAGGGTAGATTAAGTAAGGAAGATATTGAGAGAATGGTGGAGGAAGCAGAGAAATATAAGAATGATGATGAGGAATTGCGTAGTCGTATCGAAGCTAAGAATAAGATGGAGGAACAGATCTATCAACTAAAGAACACGAATTCGAATGCCGAGAATAAGGTGGATGATTCTACGAAGAACGCCATTCAAAAGATTATTCAACAATATGAGGACTGGCATACAGATAATCCCAATGCATCAAAAGAAGAATTTGAATCCAAATCCAAGGAAATGATGGATGCAGTTACTAGTGCTACTGCAAATGCATCGACTACTGATTCTGGACCTACGAAAGATTCTGTCCCAGTAGACGAAGATGACGGACCAGCTATTCAGGAGATCGATTAGACACTTGGACTCTTAGTTACAATTTAATATATAATGTTAATTTTTATTTAACATTATAACCTTATGTATTGATTTATTCTATTAACGTCATATCAGCATACTCTTTCATCATGCGTTTACTGCAAGATTCCACCAAAAGACCATTCGCATATACACCATAATTACTATAATTGTTTTCATTTTCTAATGCGAAATGCCATATTTTATGTATACCTTCTACTTCATATGTATCAGTACGATCATCTAAACAAGCCAATAAACGATATCTGTTCTCTGTGATATAGATTTTTCCAGTTGATGTTATTAATTTATCACGTTGTTCTTCAGATATGTCTTTTTCTAAGATAGAATGACAACCTGTAATAATAAGATCCTCCAATAACTCAGGGTATTTCTCTTGAGAACATCTATATAAACGATCAATTCCTCTTTCTTTGTTTGATGAATTATATATATTTGAATAGCCTATTATTTCGAGTGGAAGATATCCAGAGGCCAATGTTTTTACAAATGTACCTTTTCTTAAATCTTGTATTGGTATATACACTTCTTCGCTATCTATCAAACATAAAATATTAGTATCTTCTTTAAAGCATATTACATTATTAGATTGTGATCCAGTCCAGGATGGGTATAGAGCATAAGATGTATTGCTATCAAAACCATAAACCAAATCTCCTACAGAATACAATGGTGTACATTGTGAGTTTGAATAACCCGAATTTATACTTCTTACTTTCCAACCTGAAAAAACATTTGGTGGAGTTGTAGGTATATATTGTTGCTCTATGATTGAGCCATCTGAATTATAAGCTGTTCCATAACTCATCGAAATCATAGAACCATCTAATCTAGTAAAATATACAATAACTGTTTGAACATTTCCCCATCGAGGAATAACGCTATAATCTGCGGATGTATCAACTGGATTACCTAGTTCAATATAATCTCCTACAATATAATTACCTGTTCCTGCGTCTACAGAAATAATTTCCCATCCTACTAGACCATTCGGTGAAGTATTTGGAGAATAAGAGAGAATATTAGAAATATCGCCGGATAGAGCAAAATCCGTCCCTTGAGTAGTTGATAACAATATGCCACCATTCGATGAATAGTATTTTATTTCTCCATATGTTGGAGAACTTAGAATGTTGTAAACAACTACATTTGGGTCAACTAATGATGAATCTGTAGTATTATTCAAAGATAAAGTAGCAGAATCCTGTCCTTGATAATCGCTTATATAAACATGGGTAAATGTATAATTTCCCGCTATTTTAGACGCATTTGTGTATATATTATCATAATTATCAATAGTTAATCCACCACCATTCGAAAAATAAGGTGTTGTAAAATCGGGACTAGATGGATTAATTCTATAAACATTATAATTATACCTTTGTGAACTTAAAATCAAATATCCCAAACTATCAAAAACCATATCTAAAGATTGTAATACTTGATATGGATTACTTAAATTATTCGGATTGGTAACTGTTATATTATTCGCAAAAGATTGTTCTGCCGAATGTGTAGTTCCTGGGCAATATACTGTACCTGGAGTATTTGTATAAGGAATCTTCATTAGACATGATGTGGATGAATATGGAATTTTGGAACCATTTCCACTATCATTTGTATTTACGAAATTATTATATGGTTCAAATGAGGTGTCATCAATAGACACATATAAATTGTTATTCGAATCAAAAACAAAACTAACTGGTCTTCCATACGCTGGATTACTACTTCGTTCTCTATAGCCGTAAATTGCAGGAGTATATGTGAAATTTACATATGTACTCACAGTGGATTGGCCTGTTACTTTTTGTATATTTCCTCTGAAATGTTCCAAATAGTAAAGATCGTTGTTATTATCTATATTCATATTCCATGCAGATATGGAAACTTCAGTTCCCGATACTGTTCTTGTATGATATAATTGAGTAGTTGCTGAATAGTTACTTACGGAACTTAAAGATAAACTATTAATAACAACACTATAATCATTAGTAGGCGTTACTAAAATATATACAGTTGATCCAACATTATCTATTACTATTTTATTTATATTTGTTAAATCTGTTATTGTACATAAATAACCAAATTCTCCTGTAATTGGGTCTATAGTTAGTAATGTATCAAGTGTATGATAACTCGTTTGTGTGTCTAATGTATAAAAATTCCCGCTATATATAGGGTTACTCCCTCCACCAAAAGGGTCCTCATCATATCCACTTATCGCATTATTTGAAATAGCAGAATTTAAAGTGATTGCATAATTTATTGTAGCGTGCGTATATAATAGTTTAGCTGTATTATCGTATACAGGCGTACCCAAAGTTACTGTTATTGGTGCTACAAATGCACCGAATGGAGTAACAGGAGCTACAGGTGTATTAGGATTACCATACTGGTCAAACCCTGGTCCATTTGGGTTAACTAAATTGTTTAAATTTGGGTCTGGATTTGTATTATAAAATGCAATAATATCATTTAAAACTGCACGTGGGATAGATGTATTCTCATAATCCGGATCGTTAGAATCTGTTATATTTGCATTATTATTAAAATTATTTATAAACGTAGTAGTATCGATAAAATTCAAATTACCTTTATTAAAAACATCCGAAACAACTGTACCAGCTGAATCTTTCAATACATAATTTTTATCGAATGCAGGCATAGAAGAGCTATTTTCATAAATAACCACACCGGTACTTGTAGTTCCTAAAGGATAAGGAATTGTTGTAATAGTTGTTGGTGGCGACATATAATATATTAGAATATATTATAATTCATGAATCCTATACTAAAATATTTGGGGTTTGCAATACTAATTTATGTTTTTTTATGGATCATTTATATGATTCTTATTTCCTTAAAAATATACGTCTTTGATAAATACGGATATCCTGCTTTTATAAAAATTATATATAGACAATAATTTTTTTCGCATTATAACATATATTAAAATGTATAACTATTTAGTAGAATTTTTTGGAACTGCGTTTTTTGTTTATATCATTTTAGCAACAGGTAACCCTTTAGCTATTGGTGCCGCCTTAGCTTTTGTTATTTTATTAACAAACAATATTTCTGGTGGATACGCCAATCCTGCTGTTACTATTATTATGGCTTCTGCTGGTAAAATTTCAGTAAATGAGGTTATTCCTTATTGTATTGCCCAAGTATTTGGTGGATTAACCGCTCTTGAATTATACAAGAGATACAAGATATAAATTTACTTAGTTTTTTGTATTAATCGATATAATACAAATAATCCTATAACTGTTAACGAACCTACGTAAAACTGTGTAGAAAGATTCATTTTAGGTTTTAATGTATTTGTATCCCTATTTATATTTGAACGGACACCCTTTTTATCATTTTTAGCATATTCTTCCACTTTATCATAAAGATGGCCTTCTAAAACCATAAACTCATTATTAATACTATTTTGTTCTATTGAAACAGGAATAATAATCTCCTCCTTCTCAGAATATTTGGTTTGGAGAGGTAAAAGTTCACCTTTATTTATATCTTCGGAAGCAACTGGATTACCTTTTTTACTATACACAAATCCTTCTACAGTTGGTGGTAATGGACGATTAGCTAAAGCGGAAATTTCCATATTATAATATAAGTATAAATTTTTATTAAACCATACGCCTCCAAAAATTAATAAAAATAGGTATAAAGATAATTCGTTAATAAATTCTAACAATGTGTGGGATTTTTTCATTACTAAATAATAACGGTACTCTTTTTACTACTGAATTTATAAAACAACAATTCGAAAAGGGAAGAGGTAGAGGTCCAGAAAATTCTGTTTATAAAAATGTAATGATAAAGGCGGATTTTGGATTTCATAGGCTAGCGATAAATGGTCTGGATGATATTTCTAATCAACCAATTGTTATAGATGAAATCGCGCTAATATGTAATGGTGAAATATACAATTATAAAGAATTGTATAAAGGAATGAATGTTGAACCAAAAACCAATTCAGATTGTGAAGTGATTCTACATCTTTATAAAAAGTATGGTATACATCATACACTTCAAATGTTAGATGGTGTTTTTTCATTTATATTAATAGATTATCGCATAGCAAATAAAGATTCTAAAATGTATATAGCAAGGGATCCATATGGTGTTCGTCCACTTTATACGTTAGCTTCTGATCCAAATGTAAAATATGTTAATGATGAAAACTACAAAAATATGTTACCCCATAATGAAATACCTTCTAATATATACGAATTTTATTATGCTTTTGCTAGTGAATTGAAAATGCTTACTGAATTATTACAGGTATTAAATAAATCGGTAGATCTGAAAAGAAACAGTAATAACCATAAATTTGAAATACCATATTATAAAATTAAACAATTTACGCCAGGATCCTACTCTGAATTTGAATTAGAATATAAAGTAAACCCAGCATGGAAATTTAAAAATAATGTTCTCTATCATACAACTGGTTTTAATTCGAATATTATATCGACGATTAATCCACCCAACCAATTTACTATTATGAATAATATTCAATCCTCTTTGAGGTTAGCAGTGGAGAAGAGATGTTGTACAACACAACGCCCTATTGCGTGTCTTTTATCAGGTGGTCTAGATAGTAGTCTTATCGCGTCATTAGTAAATGATTATCATGTTAAAAATAATCTACCTACATTAGAAACATATAGTATTGGATTGCCCGGATCTGAAGATTTAAAGTATGCTAAGATAGTAGCGGATTACTTAGGGACAAAGCATACAGAGATTGTTCTTTCAGAAGAAGATTTCTTAAACGCAATCCCTGATGTTATTAAAGCAATCGAAAGTTATGATACGACAACGGTTCGGGCAAGTATAGGAAATTGGCTCCTAGGGAAATTTATTTCGGAACATAGTGAAGCTAAAGTTATTTTTAATGGAGATGGTTCTGATGAACTTACTGGTGGTTATTTATATATGAGTTATGCTTATGATAATATAGAATTTGATAAGGAATGCAGAAGATTATTAACAGATATTCATACATTTGATGTTTTACGTTCTGATAAATCTATTTCGAGTCATGGGCTTGAACCGAGAACACCCTTTTTAGATAGATCATGGGTTCAATATTATTTATCGATTCCTACTGAGTTGAGATTTCATAAAGTATCAAACCAGCAAGAAAAATACCTATTGCGAACAGCTTTTTCAGAGGAATATTGTTTGAATTCTCTAGGAAAACCATTGTTACCGAAAGAGGTTCTACTTCGTAGAAAAGAAGCTTTCAGTGATGGTGTATCTAAAACGAGTCGCTCTCTTTATGAAATTATTCATGAATATTCTGAAGATAAATTTATTAAGGATGATTATTCGCATTATTCTTATATTCCAAACTGTCCAGATATGTATGAAAAAATAGCAAAGATTCATACAGAATTATTATGTATAGATGATTATCTTCTTCCAAAAACATCAGAACAATTCTATTATCGTAAGATTTTCGAAAAAAATTATCCTGGAATGGGGAAAATAATCCCTTATTTTTGGATGCCAAAATACGTAAATGCTACAGATGCTAGTGCCAGAACACTAGAAATTTATAATAATGAAACCTAGAATCACGATAGTCTTTTCTATACATTTACTAGTTTTACAGATTTCAATATTCTGAACATCGACCCTCCAAAAAATTGATTACTTTATTTATTTTCAATGAATAAATAAAGCAATAGAACAATAAAAAATGGGCGATTCTCTACTAGGAACAATCGTAACAAAAGAAAAAAAATTTACATTACCTAACGAACTAGTTGATATTATAAAAACATATACAGGAGAAGGATGTTGGTATAAGGGTAAGTATATTAATGTTCGACGTATACCAAAAACAGATGAACGATATGCTATGTTGAAAAAACGTCCACGAATTAAACAAGTATTTAATAATGACTTTGAAAATCCTAAACGAGGATGTGTATGGTTTAAATTGCCATCCGGTAAATTTATTGTTATAAATGTAATGAATGGATCACTTCGTATTGATAATAGCCGTTATGAATGTACATTTTGGGAAATGCATTACAATATGCAATCTGAAACTTTTATAATTCATTAAACGTATAAATATTTTATCAATATACAATAAGAAATGGGAAAATTACAAATGGAAGAATCACAGTTATTAGAGTATACCAAAAAAACATATAAATATGTTTTTTTTATTATGATTGTCGCATGTTTAACATCGATCATTGCAACACTTTTAGCAAAGGATACCAATACTCGTAGAATCTTATTTATTGAAATATTAATTACAGGTGTATCTTCTTTAATGTACTATTTGTTTATTAATGAAACATCAGGAAAGATTAAAGACGAGAATGCAAAGGAATCTTTTCATAACGTAGATGTTTTGCGTTACAATGGATGGGGTATTACTACACCACTTATGTTGATCGCACTATGTCTAGTTCTTAGTAACACAACCAAAGTCCCTATAACTACAGGCTCTTTATTAACAATAATTGGACTAGATTATTTGATGTTACTTTTTGGATATTTAGGTGAACTTGAAAAAATAGATCGTCTTGTTGCTATGATAATGGGGTTCTTACCATTCTTTATTATTTTTTATATTATTTTTAATACATTTATTCTTGGACATTATAATTTATTTAACTACCTTCTCTTTGGCATTTATTTTGTTATTTGGACAGGATATGGTGTTTCTTATATGTTCGAAGAAAAGTTAAAGAATATAGCAACCAATTTCTTTGATCTTACCTCCAAAGCCATAGTTGCATTTATGATTTCATTCAAATATTTATTCGCATAAATTATTTTATCATATATATTAAAAACAATAAATAATATATATGACAAAAAAAATATTGCGCCCACCAAAAACTACATATTTTGAAGATATGATTAGAATACCTAGACAGGTATTTAGATACGTTGAAAGGGTTACAATGGGTATGTTTCTAAGTTATACTGAAAAAAAAGAAAATATCGACCTTGTGGATGAAATAGACACATTTGTAAGTGAAATGCAAAGTGGTTATTCAGATGTTAAAACATAATATTACACTAGCTACAAAATATTTATAAAATCAATAAAAATTTTCTATTGATTTTACTGAATGGAAATAACTAAAAGTCCGCACTAAAATCAAAGACATCTCCCTCGACTGTCTTATTTGCCAAAGCATATTCGGCATTTGTGCGCTCAAAGAAATTTACCTTGGATTCAATACTAATCAACTCCATAAAATCGAATGGGTTTGTTGAACCATAAATCTTATCATATCCTAATTGCAATGCCAATCTATCAGCAACAAATTCAATATATTGTGTCATCAACTTTGCATTCATACCAATCATACGGCAAGGAATTGCTTCTGTAATAAATTCCTTTTCTATCTCTACCGCCTCTGTAATAATCTCATAAATACGCTTCTTAGGCAACTTTCTTACCAACTTTGAGTACAAAAGAATAGCAAACTCTGTGTGCAGTGCCTCATCTCTAGAAATCAATTCATTAGAGAATGTAAGTCCTGGCATCAAGCCACGCTTCTTCAACCAATAAATCGATGCAAAGGATGAACTAAACAAAAGACCCTCCACACAAGCAAACGCTACCAAACGTGCTGCAAAACTACTACGCTTATCATTTAACCACTTCTTTGCCCAATTAAATTTCTTTGTTATGCATGGATAATGCTTTGTTGCCTCAAATAGCTTTGTCTTCTCCTCTGAATCCTTAATATAAGTATCTATCAATAAACTATACATCTCTGAATGAATATTTTCCATAGCAATTTGAAATCCATAAAATGCCCTAGCCTCGGAAACTTGAATATCTGCCATAAAACGAACGGCCAAATTTTCTGTAACGGCACCATCTGATGCCGAAAAGAATGCCAATACCATTTTAATAAAATTACGTTCGTCCTCATTCAAAGAATTCCAATCATTCACATCCTGAGCTAAATTCACTTCATTTACGATCCAAAAGCAGTCCACTTGGCGTTTATACATTTTCCAAATATCATCGTGTTGGATCGGAAACATTACGTAGCGGTTATCGTCAGGAGTAAGAAGGGGCTCAATAAATGCTGGCTCGGACATTTTTGTCTAAATAATATACTCGTTAGATTTTTATTCCCTTTTCAAAATTGAATTTGCAGCTTCAATTTTCTACCGAACAATAAAAATTCGTAGTATATAACTTAAAAATATCCTTCTATTATAAAAATGAATGATTTACGCAAATATAAGGATGTTTTTGGGAAGCCAAATACAGGAATTCATAAATATAGATTTCTTAACGTAGCAGTTGCAGATGTTTTACTTACAATCCTTGCCGCATATGGTATTTCAAGGTTTTTTAACTTCCCCTTTCTCATCACTTTAGGATTATTATTTTTACTTGGAATAATTTTACATCGAATTTTTTCAGTGCGCACTACAGTAGATAAACTTGTTTTTCCAAATGTTGAGGATGAGTAAACGATAAAGTTATCTATATTTATTTTCAATACCTATTATAATGAAAACTACGGATACTGATCTTTCCGACTCTCTCGGTGAACCAAAAGCTGAGCTCAAGAAACAACGCGCCCGTAAACCACGTAAACAAAATCAGAAAGAAATTATGAATGAGTATTATACCGAGGTAGAACGAGAGAGAGAGCAGTCCGCATCAAAACAACGTAAGATATATGAAAACATGCAATACTTATCTAACCAAGAAAAAATAAACTTTGACCAAAAATTTACTACACCCAAAAACATAAGCCAAGAACGCTACGTACATATATTAAAACAAAAATCCAAAAAAATTGTTGTTGCTACTGGTCCAGCTGGTACAGGCAAAACCCTTTTTGCTACAGAATTCGGTGTTCGTAATTTTCTTTTAGGCACTTATGAAAAACTTATTTTTACACGTCCATCTGTATCTGTTGACGAAGATTTAGGTTATTTACCTGGTACACTAGAAGAAAAAATGGCTCCATGGGTACGCCCAATTTATGATATTTTATATCAGTTTATTAGTCCAAAGGAAGTAACTGCATTAATGGAGGATAAAATTATTGAAATTTCTCCTCTTGGTTATATGCGTGGAAGAACGTTCAAGAATTGCTGGATTGTAGCAGACGAAATGCAAAATTCTACTATATCCCAAATGAAAATGTTGTTAACTCGTTTAGGAGAAAATAGTAGACTAGTTATTACAGGTGATTTAGAACAATATGATCGTCAAAATGAATTGAATGGTTTAGATGATTTTTTACATAAATTTAGAGGAAAACGTTCGACTAGTATTAGTAGTTTTGAATTTCAGCGTGGTGATATTCAACGTGAAGAAGTAGTCAAGGAAGTTCTTGATATCTATGGTGGTGATATTCCTGTAAATTATGAAATTGAAGACTCTATTGAAAAAAATAGTGAAGATGAGGATTGAATTTAGGAAATAACTAATAAATTTCCCAATATAATGTATACATCATGGCAAATATTTTCAATAGATTTATTAAATTCACTTATAACTTTAATCCATTACTCCATAATCGAATTGTACTTTATTTCTTTGTTGCAGTCGCATTATTTGAGTTGGTTTATTATTTAAATGTAAAAGATATGTTTTCATTTTCCTCACTCATTTTGATTGGAATTTTAACATCGTTTTTCAATCAAAATATGATTGTGATTTTATTTACCGCTATTATTTTTACTCATGTTTTAAAATATGGTCCCAGTTCCTACAGTGAAGGTATGGACGGTATGGATAAAACAGAAGATGAAGAAGATTCAAATAATTCCGAATCAACAGATAATGTAGTTAAAGAATTATCCAAAATCAAGAACCTTTCTGAGAAAATAAATAAATTTACAAAAGACGATAAAAAAGGCGATTTAATTGAACATTTACAAGATATTAAGGATACACGTGATAAAATTGTTGAGAATGTTGAAAATATGCAACCTTTACTAAAAAAGTTTCAAGGTTACGTAGATAAATACCAAGATTATAAAAATTCTACTTCTAATGACTAAGATTAATAATATATAATATTTTCACTCAATCTAATATATATTATAATTTAAAAATAAATGGATCCGATTGCTGATATTGAAGGTGCTATTGCTGATTCTCTTTCTGCTTCTTCACTCCTAGAATCTATAATCGGAGCTGTTCAATCGGGAATAGGCGCAGCACAAGCTACTCTTATGGAATCACAATATTTAGCAGCATTACCAATTATAGCTGTTGAATTTAGAGGATTAGTTGATATACTTTTAGGTGCAGGTGAAGTATTCATTGGATCACTAGAAAGTTTAGCATTTTTTGTCCCTGATCTATTCGATGGAATATTTGCAATATTTACTTTTTCAATAACCTGGATGATGTGTTTATTTCAAAATATATCAAATATGCAAACCTGTCTGTTTTACTACTTATTAGAAGCAACCGGTCAAGTACTCTATTTACCAATCCGAGTATTTTTATGGGTATGTTATCAAGTAGGCTTTGATTTATATCCTATGGAATCTGCTTTCTGGAATGGGGTGGAGGAGCTCGATAAAGTAGTTATGGAATTTTTGGGTTTTCATATTAGTCATTATCCTAAAGACATTCGAGATAAATGTTATAATTGTAAACGATTAAAGATTTCTGCTCTTACCAATCATGCTGGCCCATTAGCCGATGATGTATTTAATAAATTGCCAAAATTACTTATGCCTGGATTTATGCATATTGCAAAGGGTGGAGATGAACTTATGCATCCTTTTGGTTAGTACTATTTTTATGCATTATAATCATTAGTTTTATATATTTATGTAGGAATAATATATAAAATGGGTAAAAAATGTGTTCCTGGATTATTTTGTATTGAAAATATGACATTATTTATATTGATTGTCATATTAGTACTTATCGTTTATTTTTATCATCGTCATTTTTCAACTCTACAAACGCCACAATCTGAACCTTCCAAAGTTATCATAGTTGCTCCTCCTTCTTTAGGAGCTATTGCAACACGTCAAGACCCGATGAATAACCCATACGCACCACCAACTAAATCTGATTCATTATATTACCCACCTAATTTTGGTGACATACGTGGTGCTATTCCGGTTAACATAGAAACTAGAGGATTACAAACAAGTTATCAACAAATTGGAATTTTAACAAGAGTAAGTGGATCAAAGGATATGATTCTTCCCTTAATGGGAAGACGCAATATGGCTGGTAGAGATAAATGGCAATATTACACTATTTCTAATACAGGCAATTTTAATACAAAATTACCAGTCAGTGTAAATGGTAAAAGTTGTACAAGCGAATATGGTTGTGATAATATTAATAATGGCGATATAGTTTATGTAGAGGGATATAATGACACATTTCGTGCCACAGTTTACGAAACAAGTACTTTTCAATACATACCTCAACTTTAGTTTATCTGAAATTTAGAAACAATATTTTTTAATTATAAATAAACTATATCTCATTATAATATAGTTTATAATATTCTTATGGGATCATTCTTTGATATAAAAAATTCGACACCAGTAAGTTCTTCTTTTTTATCCTATAGTCTTCCTGATGTAACATTATTTAATAAAGGTTCGTGGTTAAAACAATTTAATTCAAGTACAAGTTCAAATTACTATTATACTATTACTTATCCTTCAAATAATTATACTAAATTAACCTATTTTAATAACGGTACTCCTACAGTTTATTCTCCTAGTTTTATGCATATTTATGGTTTAATACATAATAATATTACTGGATTAACTGCTGAACCTGATACAAATATAATTGGAGAAATAGTATTACAATATGACAATAACACTACTTCGGGGAAAATTTTTCTTTGTATACTTTTACAAAATCCTGGTAGTTCTACTTCAAGTTTAAATACCACAAGCATTGATAAAATAATGAATATGATGCGTTCGGATCCTACAAAAACAGATGAATACATAACTAGCATAGATTTAAATTTAGACTTAGATATACCCAAGTCGCAAGGTTGTTTTACATATAAAGATTCTATTAATACTGTTATTGTTTTAACACAGCCTATATCATTATCTTTATCCAATACAGCATTATTGATATCTAAACTTGAAACAACTACTGATCTATTTAAAATAAATGCTCCAAATAACTACCAAAATTCAATTACTTCTAATAATGTTCCTATGGATGTTGGAGATGATACTACTTTAAATAACAACGATGAAATATATATTGATTGTAAACCTACTGGACCTGGTATATCAGAAATATCAACATATCAATTACCTCTTGGAAGCAAACTATCTACTGACTTACAAAATATGGACTTTATGAAAACATCGGTAAATTTTTTCGTTTTTATATTTGGACTCGTTGTTATTTATTTTACAGTACCAATGACTTATAAGATGTTAGTTGTTGATAAAATAAATCCTTTATTTACAGATAACTTATTAAGAAAAAATAGAATTCGAAGTGTAGATATTCTATTTTCAATAGCTTTTATATCATTAGCAGTATCCTGTTTTATTACAGGGTTCACTCAAGATAACCAATTTCAAATGGTAACTAATGGTTTATTCCTAATTACATTTTTTGGATTATCCTTATCTATTATCCAATTTAGTAAGAGTACTACGTCTTATATGACAACTAATGGTGTTTCTACTATATATGAGTATGGTAAAGATTCTTTTAATATCTTTGAACAACTCGCAGATTTTGGTAATTTAATAGCTGGATGTTTCGGATATTTATTAAAGAAAGATACACCTGCTGGTCGACCTATAATAAGTGTTATCGCAGCAGAAGTTATATTCTTTACAATATTAACAACTATAAAATACACATCAACCATATTAGATAAAGGTGATTTTAATAAATATTCTTGGCAATTTGGCGTTTTAGCAATACCTATAGGCATACCTATATTTATATATTTATTGTCACCTTAAATTACGTTATATTATTGATATCAATAATATAAATCCTCTTGTATTTTTAGTAATTGGAAGCATTACGAATGTTATCAGCAACTGGTTTAAATGAACTGGATGTAAAAACGCTGGGGTCGCTGTGTCCTACGGGAGCCATCTTGTGTACAACTTCTTCCTCTAATGTTTCGTGGCGAACAGGATTCATAGCTTTTAACTCTGCATCTTTTTTAGCTTGTGTAGGAGTATATTGAATTAGTTGAACACGCCCAGTTTTATTCGAGCTGCGACGCAATAATTCGTAACCTACAAATACATAAACAACGGCTAAAATAGGATTTACATTAAAAAATAAGTATATGGTAACTATAAAAATGGATAACATACCTAAAGATGAATCCACCATATCTGCTAAAAATCCTGGGGTTTGAATAGGTAAAACAATGTAGAGTATAAAAATTACTAATAACGACATTTCCAATTGTGAAAAGGATCGAAACATATTTGGAATATTTGGAAAATTCATTTTATTATACAATACCTATATATTTTTTCAATTCGTAAGGTTCTCAATGCCTCAGAAAATTGAAAAACCCTAAATAGATTTTATAAAGAATATATAAAATATACTTGTTATTATCTTATGAACCGTAAGTTTTTTGTAAAAAGAAAGATACCATCCAAATCTAAGTCACCCAAAAATAAAGAATTTTCTATAACTGATGAATATAAAACCCTTATTTTATCTCAGGCTTACCTTGGAAAAAAGGGATATACTATACCTAAAAATATACTATTAAAAGAAGACGAAGAATTCCTTCGTAAAGATCTGTTTGTAAAACCTATTATTTTTGGAACTAATTTCGGTGGGAAAGGGGGTGATGATGGAAGCATATTCCCTGTTTTCCGTGAAAATGCAAATAAAATTTATTTACCCCGTTTTTATGGTATTCAGCGTTATGGACTTCCATTACGTTCCGAAATAGATGCTGGTGAAGATATATCCATTGAATTTACTAAACCTCTACGTGATTACCAAGAGAAGATTATTGATGTGTATATGAAATATGTGGATTCGAGTATATGTGTCGGATCTACAGAAAAGGGGCATGGTGGAATACTTGAGGTTCCTTGTGGACGTGGTAAGACTATTATGGCTTTAAAAATTATATCTCTATTAAAGAAAAAGACTCTTATTATTGTACATAAAGAATTCCTTATGAATCAATGGATCGAACGCATTACTGATTTTCTACCTACAGCAACAGTGGGGAAAATACAAGGTTCTACATTTGATGTAGAGGGCAAAGATATCGTCATTGGAATGGTTCAAACCCTCTATGATAAAGATTATGCAGCGGATGCATTCTCATGTTTTGGGCTGACAATTATTGATGAAGTACACAGAATAGGTAGCGAACAGTTTTCTCGTACGCTATTCAAAACGATTACACCCTATATGTTAGGTATTTCTGCTACTGTAGATCGTAAAGATAAATTAACCCGTGTGTTGCATATGTTTATTGGTGATAAAATCTATTCAGAAAAACGTGAAGATGATGATCTCGTTTCTGTCCGTGCGGTTCGTTATATTTCCAATGATCCTGAATTTAATGAGGTTGATGTGGATTTCCGTGGTATGCCGAAATACAGCACGATGATTAGTAAATTATGTGAGTATGGTCCTCGTAGTGATTTCATTATTCGTATTATTAAAGATCTAGTTGCCGAAGAACCAGAGAACCAGATTATGATTCTTTGTCATAACCGATCCCTTTTATCCTATTTGTATGATGGAATTGTTCATCGTAATATCGCACCTGTCGGGTATTATGTTGGTGGTATGAAACAAGCGAATTTGCAAGAAACAGAAGGGAAACAAATTGTATTAGCTACTTATGCTATGGCTGCCGAGGCCCTAGACATTAAATCCCTTTCTACTCTTATTATGGTTACTCCAAAGACAGATATTACACAATCTGTTGGACGTATTTTGAGAGTAAAACATGAGAATCCAATTATTGTAGATATTGTGGATTCGCATGATTTATTTGAAAACCAATGGAAGCAACGTCGACGTTTTTATAAGAAGTGTAACTATCGTATTCGTGAAATTGATTCTATGAAATATACGAACATGATGGTGGATTGGGAAAATGATAAAACATGGACAAGGACATTCGATCCTAAGAATAAAGTGATAGGATGTGTAAATGAAAAAGATGAGGATTCAGATGAAGGAACGAAGCCAGGAATAGCAAAATGTTTGATTAATATTGGTAATTTAGAAGGATTAGAAGATTAAAATTTGTGAATATAATGTATAAATGAAAGTAATAGCGGATGAAGAAGATTCCACAATAATTTTAGGCGGAGGTGATTGTGATAACTATAGTAAAGATGAATATCTTAGCTGGTGTTACGGAATTGTTCAAGCTAGAAAAGATTCAAATAAAGAAGAAGAAAAGGTATTTTCCGATAAATTACTTTGTGCTTTACAATCGTTTTGTTTAAGAGAAATCGATAATATGGCAGATTCTGTAAAAGAAACTGAAACATTAAAAAATGAAGGATATAGTGACGATAAAATACCTAGTATGCTTTATACGCCCGAAGATATTGCTGTAATGAAAGGTGAAATAGAAGAAATTTGGAATTCAATGAATTCCATAGATCCTGAAGAAGATAACTATATTCAGAAAGTTAATATAGTATCTATTCAATGTGAGAATGTTTTTGCGTATCACGTAAAAAACAAAATAGATCCAGAGAGTAGGGAAGCTAACAGTAAAAAATTAGATATAGATTACAAAAATTATAATATTACAAAAAATGCTGTGTCTGTTATTCCAGCGTATAGTGGATATTTAATTAAAGATGATTTTGGTGTATGTTTTTTAATTTCAATAGAACCATTATTTGTTTCTCATATTTTGGATGCATTCTTTGAACATAACATTTGGTTTTTAGGTTTTTCAACAAGATTTTTAAAGGTAGATGGAAATGGATGGAAATCACCTTATTTTTTTACAACACATGATATAGGGCATGCAGAAAATTCTTTTGCATATATATTTCGAAGTGACGCATCAATACCTACTTGTTATCAATCAATTTACAATTCTAATAATAATACAAAACAAGGATATGAATTAATCCGTGATTTTTATAATTACTGCAAAGAAAAAAACAAAAAGGGTTCAAAAGAATTAATAGCATTACAAATCGCAATATTTTTTGCTATTCATGAATTCGGGTTTTATTCCGATTGCCGTGAATGGTTTGGAGATTCTTCTGATGCTAATTTTAAAGAAAACTTAACGAATAATTTAATTAGTGATGATTTTCGATTTTTTAATAAAAATGATTTATTTGGAATTCTTCCGAAAAAGAGAGTTCGTGATCCTGCCTCTACAGATCCTTCAAAAAAAGAGGAATTAGTTACTAATTATTTAAAAAATGAAGTCATTGAAAACTTTGTGAATACGTATACTAGTTGGCAAAAAGAACGTGGAATTTCTCCCCCTACTCCTCCTCCTATTGAAAAGGGTGGTCGTAAAACTAAAAGACTCAGATCTAAGAAGACAATGAAAAAGCGTAGAAAGAGTAGAAGATCACGTAAATAATATAGTTGATAAATACTGGATTAGTATTTATCAAAAAATAATTAATGGATTTACCAAAAGAACCACGATTTTCTGGTTTTACGTGATTTTCTAGTATGTCTTTTTGACTTCTTTTTACCACCCTTTATAGGTGCTGCCACCGCAACTTCTTGGGGTGTGGATTTAATTTCAGTATATGGAGCAGGTCCAACACTTGCTCCGCCCTTACGCATCTTCTTTGAGCGTTTACCACCAATAGTTTTGCTCTCATATTTATATGTTGCACCTTCTGTATTTGTTACATTAGGACTAGGTAAAACACCATCCTTTGGAAAATTTGACATTGTTGATCCGTTTCCGCTCATTCTATATATGGTATGTATATTTTTATTTTCTCTTACGTTGCGTTCTATTCTTTCTACCACCTTTATTATTTGGTACTAAACCCGTAAATTCTAATTCTATATCATTCGGGGTTACGTTTTCTGATTTTCTTCGTCTAAAAATATTAAATAAATGTCGACCAGATCTTGATTTACTCTGTGAAACTGATTCTTTAGGCTTTGCTTTGAAACGCATTCTAGCTATTTTAAGAGAATCATCGAGTAATCTTTCTAAATGAGGACTTGTTGCAGGTCGTTTAACCTTTAAACTCGTTCTAGTTGATCTAGGAGATTCCTCATTCATTTTTTCTAAATAAGGCACTATTTTAGGTTGTTTTCTAGTGTATCTAAACCATGATCTCCTTCTTCTTTCATTTAAAATGCTTGACATATAAAATATATAAATATTTTCATACCTTTATACTTTTGAATACTTTCACATAAAATTATTTAATTTCTATTAAAAACAAAGAAAAGAAATGGGGGACGTTTTTGAAATTGGACATTTATTTTTGTCCATTTTTTCTTTTATGAAACTAAAATTAATTAAAGGTATATGATTTTTATGTTTTTGCTAATATATGGTTTAAGTACCAAAATAATCATTCACTATTTCACTGCATAAGAATTATTAAATACTTTTACAAAAACTATTGTGGCGTTTTTTCTTTAGGCGTTTTTCCTAACAATAAAAACGCCCAAAATAATAATTATAATAGTCTTATGATATATGCATATAAATATATATTCAAAAAATGTCATTTGTTACCATTAGGAAAAACGCCTAATTGGAAAAATGTCCAAAATGTCTAACCGGCGTTTTTTCTTTAGGCGTTTTTCCTAATCGTTAAAACGCCCAAAATAATAAATCTGTTTACATTATATATTATCGTAATAAATATGGATATAAATCAAAATAATTGTGATGATAATGATAAAATCCTAACGAATAAGAATTATTATTGTGAAACTTGTAAATTCGCATGTAAGAAAAATAGTGACTGGAATAGACATATATCAACTGAAAAACATAAAAAATTACTCAATGGAGATAGTTCTATAAAAAGCAAACACTCTTGTATTTGTGGAAGAGAATATAAACATTTATCTACTTTGTGCAATCATCGTAAAACTTGTAGTAAATATACATCAAATAATTCGACTGATTTATTTATAGAAATTATAAAACAGAATCAAGAAATGCAAAAGCAAAACCAGGAACTACAGCAAAATTTTTTGGAGCAGAATAAAGAATTACAAAATAAAATATTAGAAATATCGCAAACACCGCAACATATTACAAATAATATTCAGAATAATGTTCAAAATAATTTTAATTTAAATATGTTTTTAAATGAGCAATGTAAAGATGCAATCAGTATTACGGATTTTATTGATTCATTGCGTTTGGAGGTATCCGATTTAGAAGCCACTGGAAAATTGGGTTATGTGCTAGGTATTTCTAGAATATTCATTAATAAATTAAAGGAATTAGATGTTCATGAACGGCCACTTCATTGCACTGATATAAAAAGAGAAACTGTTTATATCAAAGATAAGGACGTATGGGAAAAAGAAAGCTCTGAAAAGAGTACATTAAAACAAGTCGTAAAGAAAATTGCTCGTAAAAACTTGCAACAATTACCTGCATGGCAAGAAAAGAATCCTGACTTCACGAAGTCCGATACGCCAGAGAATAATGAGTTTATGAAAATATCATTAAACGCTCTGGGTTCTTATTCAAAAGAAGATGAAGAAAAAGATATTAATAAAATAATGAAAAATGTGTTAAAAGAAGTTGTTATCGAAAAAAAATAACTTGATCAAGAATGTTTGTGGGTTGCATATCTAAAGTAAAAAATCAATAAATAGCTATTTTACCAATATGAACAATTTTTTCTTTGGGGTTAACTACTTTTATTGGTGTCCATCTTTTAAACTTTCTATTAAAAACACATTCCATCAATAAAACCTTCTCAATATGAACATACTTATCGATATTCATATTTTGAAAATCCTCTTCGTCATCACTCTCCTCAATATAATCTAAATTCTTATTTTCACGAATATTACGGAAAAGCCCATTCATAAAAACACTAGATTTATAATTTGGAATATAAGCAATATTATAATACACTGGTTGATTATCTTTTCCGCATGCGAATAGATGATAAATATCAAATTGTATATCAGGGGTAACTTGAAAAACAGTTGGATACTTGTATTGAGGTTTCGTAAAATCCATAATAACTTTCTGTGGTTCAAAAGAATAAATAGGTATTTTCTTAGGAACAACACTATTTAATTTTTTATTTATATTCACGTTTAAATAAGGCATAACTTCTTGATGACTTCTATATTGAAGATGATGAATAGAATAATAAATATCCGTTGGTGTAGTAGTAGGATATTCTTCCATAGTTTCATTTAATTGAACCTCCCATAGAACTGGTAAAACAAATACAATATCTTTCGAGTTGCGGAATTCCTGTTTTATATTTGTCATAAACTCCGTCAAAAAAGCGAGGCGTTCTCCAAAATTGCATTTTTTCATATTAATTCCTTTGTAAAATAGAATATCTTCAATCACGAACCATTGACTACCATTTTCTTCCTTTCCTGAAGAATTCTCTTCTTTGCCCGAAGAATTCTCTTCTTTGATAAATGTACCGTATACAATCGTTCCCAACGATAAAGAACTATCAAAAACAGTTGGAATAACAGAAATCCTAGATACCTTTTTTTCTCTATTTAAATCCATAACATAGCACAGATCATTATCCTGATGAAATGTAAACCATGCAAAACATTTTTTTCCAGTAGGTATAGCTAAACAAATATTATAGAGTGGTGAAACTTTCTTATGGGAAATAGTTTCATAGGAAAGTTCGAATTCAGGAAATCGTTTCATAAGGTGAGAAGTTTGATTTTGAGAGAGTTCCATGATAATGCTTTAATTATGATGGACCAGTACATTATATTATCGTGTTGCTTTTATATTTTTTTTTAAATTAATTAGTCTAACTTATTATAGTAAGCCAAAGTCTTATTTATATAGACCCATTTATCCTTATTATTTTCGTAGCATTCTGTTATATAAAATCCATCAGCGTTGTATTTATCTACTTTCCAACGAATATCTTTGCATAAATTGAAATCTATCATAAACATTGCAGTATCAATATTGTAAAGTTCTATATTATCACCGGTAAGAAGTTCCTTATAAGGATAAACATTCTTAGGACGAGATTGATCGAATGTATATATTTTTCCTGAATCTAAATTGTCTAATATGGAATAGAGATTCTGGTGGATAATGTTATCATCGTCCAAAAAGTATAAATAAGTATTTTCGTTCTCAACTAAATCTAAAGCGAAATTTCTTTGAGGATTACCGCTTATACCCTCACCAATATGAATGTATTCCTTTATTTTTTCGTGTTTATCTAATACATTTGGAAGCTCTTTTATTTTGGTTCCATCGTATACAATAATCCATTCCTCCAGATAATCAAAATTAATACTCTCTCTCAACTTCACAAGATTTTCGGGACGAATAGAAGGTGTGATAATTGTTAATTTTTTTGATGATTGTTGTGGACGAACTACTTGAATTTCATCATCTGAATCAACCGTATCCTCCTCTTCTTCATCTGTTACATTTTCTATAGTTATGTTAACTGTTTGAGATGTTGTTTCGACAACATCTTCATTAACATTTTGCGACACAGATTCAACAGCAGATTCTTCAACCAGTTCATTAACGGCTTTGTTAACAGGTTCTTCACTAGCTTCAGAAATAGGTTCACTAGTAGGCTCTTCAATAGGTTCAGTAGTAGGGTCTTCAATTGGTTTAGGAGGAGGTATTACATAATTGTCATCAATAATTTCATAATCATCACAGCTTTTGTAAATAAGTTTAAAATAATTAACCATTTCTTCATAATTCGAATCCGCTAACTTATAACATTTCATTCTATCGAATCCCAAATAATCAAGTTCTCTAGTTAAATCATCTAAACTAGCTACATTATCTAATAATAAGAAGTCATTCTCTAGTTTGTCATATAATTCTCTCAAATAATCCTTCCATTTTCTGAAGACCTCTAGACCGATAATACAATACTGTTTTGTATGATTTACGTTAATAATCTTATTACAGTGTTTGTATTCATAGTTTTGTCTTCTCCATATTTGCGTATAGTTCTCAGAAAATTCTTTATTTTCAAAGGATTTTGCAAAATGCATCTTGAAATTAATTTGATATTTCTCATAGCATTGAGGGTTTAAGTGATTTCTACACAATCTATTGATTTCACCATTACGAATTAATGAAAAGTTGTTGTTATTGTCATTCATGTATTGAACATAACTCATCTTAGGAATTTTCGCCATCTTCGTACCCACTGCAGTTCTTAATAATAATTCATAATCATCAGATACAGGTAAAAATTCAGAGTAATTTCCTAATTCCATTAATGTCTTTCTACGCCACATTCTAGGATGATTAGGGACAGCTACAATATGGCTCAATGTAGTATTATTAATATTCGGACAAACTGCTACATTTACCCATTTATTTCTAAATTTCTGGCAATAATAACCACAGTATCCTAATCCAAAGAAATCGCCATACGAAAAATTATCACCATTCTCGTATAAATTTGTAAAGTCCATATACACAAACCCGACATCAGGATGTTCATCAAAGACTTTGGCTGCATCTAATAATGTATCTGGCAAAATCTCATCATCATGATCCATTTCGAGAACATATTTACCTCTACATAACATAACTGCCTCATTTTTAACATTTCCAATACTGCCACTATTTCCACTACGTTTATATAATCGCACACGCTTCTCTTCATGGAATACGGATCTCAAAAAATTAAAATGGTCATCCTCTGGAGAATCATCCAAAATTACCCACTCCCAATCTTTTAATATTTGTGTTTTTATACTATTATATGCACGAATAATTTTTCCATAAGACTTGTAACATGTAGTAAATAATGAAAAAATAGCACGGGTATTTTCATGAGGTTCTACCACATTATTAATATAACAATAATTAATCATCTTATTTAATATATCAATATCACCATATTCCTTTATATGTATCCATCTTCGATTCATACGAGGTGCAATCATAGATAGAACTTCTCCAGCATATTCTTCCCAACTTTCACCATATGTAACAAGTACTTGATAATTTGAATCAAATAGTTTATTTAAATCATTTTTATCTGATGTTAAGAATGGGGTAAAATTAAGTTGATCTTTATGATGTTCGAAAAATATATCGTCCTGAAAATATTTTTGATATCGAAAAAATATAGTGAATGGATACTTCATAAGATTTATATAATCTAATAAAGCATATATTAATATTATCTTTAAACTTATTTTTTTCATAATTCATTTTGCATGAAATTTGTTAAATCATTATCCATAGATTCTAACTCTTTTTCACTTAATATGGCTGGTTGCTGGTGATTTTGGTGTTGCTGGTTATTTTCTTGTAAGTCATGGATTATTTTTTTATATTTATCAATCTGAGTATTTACTAAATCTTTCGTTTTTTTTGTACTATATGTATCTTTTAAATATATCCAGATTGAATGAAACATATAGATTAGAAATAAGCATACAATTATTTTTAAAAGTATTCCCAAAATTATAGTGTACATAGTATAAAGAAATAATAGATTAGTATTTATACTTTTCAACGTACAAAGATAAATGCTAATCCAAAAAATTGAAATAAAGAAGTAAATTAAATTAAAAGTAAGCAAAATGGCGCCTATTACGATTCTTGTTGTAGATAAAAGTGGTGAAATTAAAGAGGTTTCTTTAAAGTCTTATGATGAATCAGAACTCTATAAGAAAGCCGGTCTAAAATCAGCTGAAGGATTTAAATGTTATGCGGAATGGAATATCGATGATATGAATGATAAATCTTATTCGGTTTCTGTATTTGGAAAAACTACAGGAAAGGCAAATCAAGAGAATAAGTATGAGTTCCCTCCTCCAATTGACAGTACGTTATTCTTTGGAAGTTGTGTTATTGTAAATAAAGTCGACGATGTTGCTACAAGTATTACAGAGGATGAATGGGAATCTATTTATGATTATTTATTTGGTGGATTTGAAGATATTGAAGATGAAGATAGTGAAGAAGATGACGATGACGATGATGATGGTCTTCCTAGAACTAAAGAGGGTTATGTAAAGGATGATTTTGTGGTAGATGATGATGAAGATGATGAGGAGGAAGATGAGGAAGAGGAGGAAGAGGATGAAGATGATGAAGATGATGAAGAAAAGGTATTTACAAAAAAGAAGGTATCAAAGTTGTCAAATAAGAAATCTAAGTCTGACACAAAGACAACAAAGGCAGGAAAAGGAAAGAAACCAGCTGCTCCAGTAAATGTATTTATCAGTTTAAATGAAGAGGAGAACTACTTGGACTGCACAAGCGAGCTTAGCGAAGAGGAGTATGTATAAGATATTAAGTAAAATGTTATTATATAATGTTATTATCAAAAAAGCAAGGGAAAGAAAACAGAAAAACTAAGAGTAGAAAATAATATAAAAAATCCCTATTTTTTATATTATAGATGGATGATAATGATATAACACTGGTTACAGCTTTTCTAGATATTGGTAGAGAGAATTGGAAGAATAATGATTTTAAACGTACACCTCAGTTCTACATACAATCTTTTTTAACCTATTTACAATATCCTTATAAAATGGTTTGTTATATTGATGATAAATATATTGACGCGGTTCTGTCACATTACGAAAATAGTCCATATAAGAATAAAATCTTTATTCCAATCAATAAAGATTGGCTAACAAAAAACATTTATGCATGGTCTTTAATAGAAAATGACAGGCTTATTTTGAATAGTGATACATATAAAAACTTTTTGAAAAAACGTTTACCTATAATGTATCCAGATGGTATTCCAGAAACAAATGTTAGAGAGCATTTATGTCCTGAAAATATTTACCCAGAATATAATGCGATTAATCATTGTAAGATAGATTTTATTATGTATGCCATAGAAAATAAACATATTGAAACCTATTTTACAGGGTGGACAGATTTTGGCTATTTTAATACATATCATTCTGATGGAAGTAGTCTTCCTCATAGCATATTAGACACAAGTAATTTTGATAGAAATAAAATTACAATATGTTTACGTAGAAAAATAATAGATAATGATAAAAATATGTTTTTTACATTATTATATTATTATGAATTATTTATAGGTGCATTCTATGCAGGACCTACTCATATTATGAAAAGATTTCAGGAGTTGTATCATGATAGTGTAATCAATTTATATAAAAATAGTATATCGGATGATGATCAACATGTTTATATTCAAATTCATGTAAGAGATCCAGAAATATTTAATTTATGTATATTTGATGGGGACTGGCCTAAGGCATTAACAGTATTTCAGAAAAAGTGACCACAGTATAATAAAAATATGTGTTATAAATATATATATTATGGATACTTTAACAAGTAGTGCAGAAATAACAATTCCTATTAAAAATAGTTCTGATGAAATTGAATTAGTTAAATATAAAATAACACAATCATGCACTGATGAAAATTTAGTGAATTCTTTAAAGGATCAAGGTAAGTTAGATAAAGATGTGAATAAAAAATATACTCTTAAATGTGAACCAAATATTAGTTATATCGGAGATAAACTGTTAGGAAGTGGTTCATTTAATGAAGTATATTCTATAAAAGATGATAGTAGTAAAGTAATTCGAATTACTAAGCCAAATGTAAGAAGCGATCTTTTATTGAATGAACTTCTTGGATTGTTTTTACAATCATATATGTCAAAATCTGTAGAAGACGGTGGAATAGGTTGCCCATATATATGTAATGTACATGAGTTTGGTGTATTAAATCAAGGATCTTCAGATCAACGAGTATATGCTATTCTTGAATCATTGCCAAAAAGTGAATTATGGGATGAAATAAATATGTTGCAAGAAAGATCACATAGAGTTAGTGTACTTCCTCCTGGATTTTTGTATATGAAAAAACATAGATTTTTAGGTTTGAAAAAAGTGTTTCAACAAGTATTAGAGGCGTTAAACTGTATGTATAAAAATAGATATGTTCATTTAGATATTAAATCTAATAATATAGGTTTAGATGTAAATGGAAATGCTAAGATATTTGATTTTGGTTTTGCGAGATATATGCCGAGTTATAGATTATTGAAACAAGATTCTGTAGGAACATATTTTTATATGGATCCCAATTTTAGGGATAATAATGTTTTGAGTATTAATTCGGATATATACTCAGTTGGTGCTATGATTCTCGAAACTTATTATAATTTTATAGAGGATCCAGATAAATATATTATAGTAAGTCCTGTATATGATATTGAAAAAGGTTGGGATAAGTTTCATATTAAATATTATGATAATGAAGAGGATGAAATAATTCATAGTGATTTGACAGTTCTTGTAAAGAAATTATTATATCCAGATCCACTTATTAGAATATCAGCCGAAGATGCATTAAACGAAAAATGGTTTACTCGACAAAAAAACAAATTAGAAGATAATGAAGATGTAGTAAAAAATTCTGGTAAACGTAGAAAGATAGATGGTGGATATCGAACATATAAACTAAAATTTAAAAGAAAACAAACAAAGAAACGCACAGTAGTATAGTAAAAAAATTGATTGATCATAATAAATAAAATTAATATCAATTATATAAAGATATTCTTGTTATAACTATCAAATGCTTAAGATAACCAACCCTGATAGTTTCCGTAAGAACATTTCAAATAAGTTTAAGGATGTAATAACAGATGAAAAAGTGTGTATAAACTTAGAGAAGGGAATATTTAATTACGCTATTAAAGAGGCTAATAGTAGAAAGATTATTAAAAAGTGGGAGAATCCGTATTTCGCTCAAATTTATATTGATCGTATTCGAAGTATTTATATCAATTTGAAAAACCAAGAACTACTAACAATGATTAATAATGGTGAGATTACTCCACAATCATTGGCGTTTATGACACATCAAGAAATGAATCACGAGCATTGGCGTGTTATGATTGACAGAAAGATAAAGAGAGATGCGAGTAAATTTGTTACAAATGTTCAGGCATCCACTGACATGTTTACTTGTAGAAAGTGTAAGTCGAAACGTAGTACATTTTATGAACTGCAGACGCGCTCAGCGGATGAGCCAGCAACTATATTTATTACTTGTTTAGATTGCGGAAAACAATCTAAGCGTTCTTAGGTTCGGATTCATCAAGAAGCATCACCGCCATAGCTGCGTAATTATGTAAATCCAATAAAGTATCACGAATACCTTCATCGTTAATAAGGTTTACACCATTTTTTGTTATGGACATAGATCGTTGTATTTTATCTTCAATACGCATTAATACACCAATAACACCATATTTGGCAAAAGCATCTCCATAATCAATATTTTTTTTAGTGAATAATGCTAACCCTTCCGCTTGTATTTTTTCCATTTGTTCGACACGGTTCATCGTAATAAATAATATATGTGGTTTCATTTATATTATTTATATTTTTTATTCATTATTACGAGGGTACAATATATTATGGCGTATGGGAATTTCATCTATATTAACACTCACCATAGTAGCATCATTATCCTTCTTAGATATCCAAAACAAATATTTATCATTTTCAATACTAAACCCAATGCAAAATTCTACTCCATAATGTAAAAAGCAAAAAGGATCTGAATATGAAACAGGTTTGAAAGTTTGTTTATCCAAAGTTACAAGAATGTGGTAATACTGACGCATAGGATGAGTTTCTTCACAGAAGTGAACAATGCCAACTAAGTCATCACCACGGTCAATAAAAATAGTCGAACCACGAATGCGATGAAAATCTGGGGATTTTATTTCATCGGATGAAAATATTTCTAATTGATTCGACTCCTCACTTATCTTACCTAATTTAAAAGGGCACCATTTATAAATAAAACATTCAGTATTATCAATAGTAAGAGGTACCCAATTTTTTTCACAGCTAGTATGATTAGGAGGTTGCAATATTTTACAATTTAAAAAAGAATATGATTCAGTATCGTAATCTCCAATAATCATACGATTACCACGTTTACCAATATAATTGACATTCGTTGCTATAAATTTCACGGTATTATTATGCTCATACAATCGTATATCTTCTAGTCCAATAGAATAAGAATCATGGTTCTCGAATTCTATTTTCTCTTCACTCATTTCTTCATGACTTACTGGGAAATAGTCATCGCCTAGAATAGAACATAAGTTTCTTGTTCTTAATTTTTCGTTTTCATCTCTTACCATATATGCTCCACCTGGTGAATATGAATAATTTACATATCTCGTATTTAAAATATGTTTTCCATTATGTTTAACATAAGCAGGGGAAGAAGGTAGGAATTCGTCCATTTGCGGATAATCATATATATTTTTCTCTAACTTTGGTTCTAATAATAGAGCATAATATTTTGTAGGTATATCTATGATTCGATCATTGTGATCTGAACTATACCAAGAAGGTTTCCAATTCGTATTTGCCTCTAACCATGCCCAGAAATTGACTTCCCACATTAACTTTTTATTTTCTATTACAAATTCCTCAAAATTTGCTTTGTATAGAACAAACATTTCATGAATTGATTCTGCATCACCCAAAAAGAATGTTCCACAAAATCTCCAGTGTATAGTTTCCAAAATCTCAGAAACATTATCTTTTTCTAAACTATCCCAACAACCAGGAAATATTAAAAGCTTGGGTCTAAAAATACGTTTGGATAAAACGTAAAGTGACTCTATGGTAGATTCTAATTTACTAAAATTATAGGCTGCACTAAAATCCAACCAAGCAAAATGAGTAGAATTCCACGGATTCTCGTAGACAGCATCATTTACGAATTCAATTTTTGAGTGTTGTACAAATAGGTACTCTTCTGTATCTTTAATATGATTTCTAGAATTTGGAAGAGTATATTCTAAAGGTTTAATTATCTTATAAAAACAGGCATCTTCTAAATTCATGCGTTTCATCATTTTCACATTCGGGTAATTTTCTATTAATTTATTCAAATCATCATAAGATTTTGAATCTGTGTATAAACAAATTTTAATACCCGATTTGGCTAATTTTTCAAAATTAGTATATCTCCATGTATTGTCTTTATTGTTTATAGGATTTTCATAGATGTTTATAAATGCAGTAACAAAAGTAACGTCGGGCATAGCGATATTAATATAATATTTTATATTAATTGAGTATAACAAACTAAAAGATTTTGTATTGTATTTAGTATATTGTTTATAAATGGAAGAATTTCTAAATCAATTATGTGTAGTTATAGCATCACATCTTTCAAATGAAAAAAGAATACAATATTTAATAGAATGCTTAGATTCCTTATTCCAACAAACAGTTCCTATATCTGTTTATTTATCGATATCTTTTGATAACCCAAAAATAAAAGAGGATTTTTTATCTACCATAGATAAAACCAGTTTTAATACAAACAAGCTAATCATCACAATTAGAGATAAAAAAACACCTCAAATGCGTCATTTTTTTTTATTATTACCTGAATTAAAAAAACATACATGGATAATGTTTTGTGATGATGATGACACGTACGAAAAAGATAGAGTAGAAAAAATAGCGGGAAATATTTATGTATCTGAAAAACAATGCATAAATGTACATCATAAAAAGTTAGCAGGATTATATGAAAGCACATTTGGTAAAGACCATAGAGAACACCGGCATGAGTATTGGTGCTATTGTGTAAATATTGAATTAATGGTAAGATTTTATGATAGATTAGAAAAATATCCTGATATTATTGATAATAAATGTTGTGACGTTCTTTTTGCAGAATATTTGAGAAGAATAAACCAGGATTATTTATATTGTAGATTAGAAGAAAAGTTATATAATTATCGCGTGGATAACAATACTGATAGTATTACTGGTTTTATAAAAGGAAATCAAAAGAAATATACGCGATCAAATAATCCACCTACTATTTTCGATGCGACATTTTCAGATTATGTGGTGGAATGGAATGAATGTTTATATGAAAATATTGACGTTTACATACATGACGTTTTTTTAAGAACAATAGTAGGTTGTGAAATTGAATACATTTTACGTGCAGAATTTAGGGGAGATTACGATTTACTACCGTATGTAGATAGTTGTCATTTAGATAAAATAAAATCAAAATATAAATACTGGAAAGATGTGTGTAATCTTTTATATGATATTCCTTTATCATAAAAAAAATTGATTTGATTAAATCATAATAGTAAGATTTAATTAAAACAAGTAAATAAAATGAGTTGGGTAAAAATAAATGCCCCTATTCGTAAGAGAATTATGATGGTATTTGATGCCGAAACCACAGGGCTTTTACCAAAGAAAAAGCGTGGAGAAGAGGTATCTATTGATTCGTATCCTCATATTCTTCAGTTGAGTTTTATTGTTTATGATTTGTTTGAATCTAGAGCAGTAATGACATATGATTCATATATAAAAATTCCAGAACATATTGAAATACCGAACCATATAACAGAATTGACAGGTATAACAAAGGAAATTTGTAATGAAAAAGGGAAAAATATTATTGATGTGATAAAAGATTTTTATGAGGCGTATATAATTTGTGAAGTCATAATTGCACATAATATAGAGTTTGATGAAAAAATGATTCAAGTAGAACTACATCGTAATCGACATGCAATTATTGAAGAAGCGCCTTATTGTTTTACAATATTCAGCAAGATTTATGAGAAGTTTAAGGGCGTAGAGAGATACTGTACAATGAGAAATGGAATAGAACTATGTGCAATAATTCACGAAAATAAGCAGGTTAAAAAATGGCCACGGTTAATTGAACTTCATCAAAAGTTATTTGATGAAGTACCTGAAGGTTTACATAATTCTATGGTAGATGTGAATGCATGTTTACGTTGTTATTTGAAGATGCGTCATGGAATAAACTATTGATATTATTTACGGGTTTTCTTTGTTCTTTTATTTTTTTTACCACGTTTACCACCATAAGATGTTCTTTGGCGTTTTGTTAGATTTTCATCCTTTTTTTTTCGAACAGTTAATTTTGTTTCACGCAATAAGTGTGCTTTTTTTAATGAACTAAAAAGTAAATTGAAATATGTATATCCTTTCAACATTTGCTGGATCATTTCGGGAGTGTAATAAACCTTTTGCTGCTGTGGGTCTAAAAATACTAATCGTCCATTTTTATCTACTGCAACAATAATATCATGTCCAACAGTTTGATCATTTCTTAATAAAATTAATGTGCCATATCCTGGAGGAATTTGTTGTTTTATAAAAGCTTCTGATTCTGGATTAAATTGAAACGATAAAACCTTATAATCTTTTTTAATATCTGTAGTTAAGATTTGATATAGGTGTTCCGTAACTTCTGTTGGAAGAGTACCCTTTTTAAAAGAATTTGGTTGATTTGCCTCAATGTTCTTATACGCAGCAATAGTTTCTGCATTATCCCTATCTAATAATTCAAAAAAAGTTAACACATTTATAGTACAATCATGTGCCTTATCTCTTGGATAATTAGGGTCTAAACATTTCCATTGGTTTATTTTTTTATCACTAATTTTCCATGTTAACAATTCATATCTTTCCATTCTTTATATTAACAGTATAAAAAAAAGGGAACCAAGGTTCCCCTATGACCCCTCCTTCTAAAATATTATTTAATTGAAAACAAAATAGGAGGGGGACCTAAAGTTTCCCTAAGCTGAGCACATCTCGCAGATTTCTTCCTCGGGTTCTTCATAAATATTTCCGCTAATGTCTTTCTTTTCGGGCTCAATTGTAAACTGTTGTGCTTGATATCTTGCTCTACGTCTTAGATAATAAATACCAGTCTTAAGACCCTTTTGCCATGCATAGAAATGCATAGATGTAAGCATATTATAATTGGGATCCTCTAGCCAAAGATTCAAACTTTGGCTCTGGCAAATAAAAGCACCACGATCAGCAGCCATATCGATCAATGTACGCATAGGTATTTCCCAAACAGTCTTATACTTTTCACGAATCTCTAGAGGGATTGTATCAATATGTTGGACAGAACCATGATTCGCAATAATATTATTCTTGATTTTCTCGTTCCATAGATCCAACTTAATAAGATCATTCATCAAATACTTATTCGCAAGGATAAACTCACCTGCTAGAGTACGGCGGTTATAAATATTTGACGTAATAGGTTCGATACACTCATTATATCCAAGAATCTGAGAAGTAGATGCAGTAGGCATTGGCGCTAGAAGAAGTGAGTTACGAAGACCAACTATTTGAACCTTTTGCTTCAATGTTGTCCAATCATATCTTTGTTCAGTAGCGCTAGGATCAACATCCCAAAGATCAAACTGGAGTTGTCCTTTAGAAGCAGGAGAACCAGCAAATGTTTCATAAGGTCCTTCGATTTCAGCAATCTCACACGATCTCTCCACAGCAGCATGGTAAATTGTTTCGAAAATACGTTTATTAATTAACTTAGCATCATCACTTGCAAATGTAACATTCATAAGCATAAACACGTCAGCCAATCCTTGAATTCCAATACCAATCGGACGATGACGCATATTACTACGTCTAGTCTTCTCAGTGGGATAATAATTCACATCGATAACCCGATTCAAATTATAAGTAACTACCTTAGAAACCTCATGAAGTTTCTCATAATCAATGAATGGTTTCTCAGGATCTGATGTGTTCACAAATGCAGGAAGAGCTAGACTCGCCAAATTACAAACAGCACTTTCATTTGCATCAGAATACTCTATAATCTCACTACACAAATTAGACGACTTAATAACACCTACATTTTGTTGATTTGACTTTTTATTTGCCGCATCCTTATAACAAAGATAAGGTGTACCAGTTTCCATCTGTGAATCCAATACCTGAAACCAAAGCTCACGTGCCTTCACTGACTTCCTTCCCTTACCAGAAGTTTCGTATTTTGTATAAAGTTCCTTGAACTCATCTCCATAAACATCAGCGAGTCCAGGGCATTCATCTGGACACATAAGTGTCCATTGTCCATCTGCCTTTACGCGCTCCATAAAGAGATCCGGAATCCAAAGAGCATAGAAAAGATCTCTAGCTTTAAGCTCCTCATCACCATGGTTCTTACGCATTTGAAGGAAATTCTCAATATCCGCATGCCAAGGCTCCAAATAGATTGCGAAAGATCCATTCCGTTTTCCACCGCCTTGATCAACATACTTCGCTGTATTATTAAATACCTTCAACATAGGGACAATTCCGTTCGATGAACCATTCGTTCCACGAATATGACTACCTGATGCGCGAATATTATGAATATGAAGGCCGATGCCGCCAGCCCACTTAGAAATAAGTGCACAATCCTTCAATGTATTATAGATACCTTCAATACTATCGTTCTCCATGGCTAAAAGGAAACAAGAACTAAGTTGGGGATGAGGAGTACCTGCATTGAAAAGGGTAGGTGTAGCATGTGTAAAGTACTTTTGTGACATCAAATCGTAGGTTTCCTTAATTCTTTCTAGATTATCACCATGAATACCGATGGCTACGCGCATCCACATATGCTGAGGACGCTCAATTGTAACCTTATTTACCTTCATCAAATAAGCACGTTCCAATGTCTTAAATCCAAAATAGTCAATCAAATAATCACGTTCATAATCAATCATATTTTCGATTTCTAAAGGATTTTCAACAATAACATTATAAAGTTCTTGAGAAACTAGAGGTGAATGCTTATCATGCTTATCCTGATAAGAATAAAGGTGGGTCATAGAATTCACAAAAGAATCAGTAGTGTTCTTGTGATGATTTGAAACCGTAATTCTTCCCGCAAGGATATTATAATCGGGATGAATAGATGCCATAGACGCACATTGTTCGGCAGATAATTCGTCGATTTTTGTAGTAGAAATACCATCATATAACTGATCGATAACTTTCATAACGAGAGTAGTATAATTAATTTTTAGATCCGTATCCTTTACCAAACAATCTTCCTTTCTGAAGCTAGATTCTTTCCCGAAGCTAGCTTCTTTTCCTAACTTTTTAATACGATTTAAGATTTTATCAAAAGATACGATTTCGCGCTCTCCATTGCGCTTTGTAACGTACATTTCATTTTCTAGATTAACCGACATGATTGTGTTTATTTATTGTTATAAAAAATTAATTCTAAGTCAATTTTTTATATTTATTCAAATCAGATTTTGGGAAATAATTACTCCAATTTTATTAAACAAATCGAATTTTGTGGAGGCATATTATTAATAATATACGAATTTGATAAATCGCTATTCAGACTTACAACCACCTTCTTTTTTACAGCCCTATGTTCATATCCACCTACTCTCTCTTTCTCAATAATACGCCAAAGTTCCTCAATTTTTTGAACAGCGCTTGCAAACCATTGACGATTTCGCTCAATTAACACACACGAATACTCTTGTAAATACCAATAAAGAGTATTAAATAAAACCATTCCTTCCTTTCTGCATTCTTCACGCATAGAAGCCACAAACTCATCAATAGTTTCCTTATCTAATGATACATCTACTGGCATATATTTATAAATTGGCATAGATCCAGCTTTCAAATCGCGCTCAATAAAATGTAAAATGACTCCACGATACTCTCGGTCAACGTCCATATAAAATGCTTCTGCGCTTGGATATTCCAAAAATCGTGTTTCCATAAAGTCGCATTGATCTAGATCACAAACCTCCATTTGGATTTGTGTTTGTATCCAATACTCTTCCTTAGGAATTCCAGTAATATCGCGATTCACAATATTTTTAATTTCTAACATACGACCATAACGTTGATTTCCGGGTTCAATATTAATACCGTCAGGCGAAGCGCCAATAAATGGGTATTTCGGATGTTGAATACAACCAAATTCATCAACCTTTGTTCCAAACATATTTTCATAAACCATAACAGTTACTGGTTCATATTTATTTCCCCAGTGCATAGCATTATCTGTGCCAAGACGTGAATAATTATTTGTATTTACTGGCTGACATTTCTCATAAATCAAACTATTACGTTGTGATTCTGTACCAAAAACTTTCCATAAATTACTCGCACTAATTAATCCGTTACGAAAATCATACCATTCCTTTGTCTTTTGCGCTGGTTGTGGGATACTCTGCAAATACTGTATCTGTTTTGTAATAAAATCACTATTTTCATTCTCTTGAATATCAATCGAATAAGCTTTTGCTCTACGAGGTGTTGAAGCAAATTCCAAATAGTATTCAAGTAGTTGTTCTACTAGGTCAGTTATTTCTTCCAATAATTCTTCAGAATCTTCCTCTTCACATAAATCCAGAGATAACCAATCCTCCAATATACATTCAGATATTATTTCTACCATGTTGTTATAGAAATTAGGTGAAGAAATTTGTATGATTTCAGTTTTCGTATAACTATCTATCTGTTTCAAAATATTTTCTGTTATTTCATAA